TGCCGCCACCGCCGCCACCACCTGAATACGAAATGGAACTGCCTGTGTAGGAGTTTGTGCTTGCCGCACCTCCAGCACCGCCAGTCGCACTCGCCGACGAATTGCCGCCCGTACCGCCCGCACCGCCGCCGCCGCCACCGGCCGCACCTGCGGTCGGATATCCGCCGTTATTGCCTTCACCACTAACACCTAAACCGATAGTTGCGCTGGCGTTGTAGTTGGAACCGCCGCCACTACCGCCGTTCTGTCCCCCAGAACCTACATCGTTAATATTCGTAGCACCACCGCCGCCACCATTTGCCGAGCGAATGAATGACGATGCCGTGCCATTTATTCCGGGCGAACGGCTGTCGCTAGAAACTGCGCCGCCAGCACCGACGGTAACCGTATATGTGTTGCCTTTGGCGATTAGGTCGGTCGCTGTGCGCAAACCGCCGCCACCGCCACCGCCGCCGCCGCTGATGCTTCTACCAAAACCTCCACTACCGCCTCCGCCGACGAGCAGATAATCAACGCTTAGAGTGCTAGTCCCGCCACCGCGAAAAAAGATCGCCGTCGAGCTGCTCGTGGCATAAAGGACGCCACCCTCCCATTGAGCCAGAGCGAGACTCCCCGCCGTGTTTATCGTCGCAGTCCCGGCGGTGACCGTGCAAGTTCCCGCGCCGATGTTATGAATCCAGAGCGAATCGCCTGCCGCCATAATCGAAGTGTTGAGCGTGATCGTCTTTCCCGTCGCTGCGTTCATGACGACGCGAGTTCCTACGTCCCCGGCGACGAGGACGTAGGAATCCGTCTTCGTGCTCACGGTGAGGTTGTAGTCGTTCGCTTGTAGGCCGTTTACCTGCGCGGCGGTGAGTACCTGCCCGGCGGTGAATGTCTGCTTCGCCATAGTTCCTAGAGCCTAGCCCGTCAGGTGACGACGTTAGAGGAGTCGAGTTTTCCGTAGACGGCGTCGTCGAGGAGAAGGGCGTAGACGATGGTCGTCGGGGCCGTGTAGAAGGTGACGGTCTCGCCGCGTAGGTCTATCCGGTGCTCGATGCCTTCGACGGAGAGCTCTTCGGTGACGGTGAGCGGAGTCCCGGAGGTGAACGTGCGCTTGACGCTGATTGTGTTCCCGATCTCGACGGCTGCGACCGCGTTCTTCTGTGCGGTAGTGAGCGAGCCGAAGAATGTCTCGACTCCGGAGAAGCGCGGCGTCGGCGTCCCGTCGAGGAGGTAGTTCGCGAGCGTGAGGGCCTGCGTGTCGTCGGAGAGGAGCGAGTTCGTGATTGTCTCGGCTTGCGTGAAGTAGAGCGCGACGGATGCGGAGTCGGTCGCGGTCTGAGCGGTTCCTCCGGTGCGCTGGACGGTGACCCGGTTGAGGACGCTCTGCGTCGTGTAGTCGACGAAGACTGTCCGGTAGGGCGTTCCGGTTCCGTCGTCGGCGAACGCGACCGTCGCCCCGGAGAGCGTGTTTCCGATGCGGCTCTGGAAGACGAGATAGCCGTCGGATGCCCGGACGAAGATTCGACCGCGCTCCGCCGAATCGACCTGACGGAGATAGTCGAGGGCGTTCGTACCTTCCGTGATCGCATAGTTTCCGAGGGTCGAGGTGCTCGTCGCTATCGCGCGGTTCGTGGCGCTCCATCCGACCTCGGAGCGGTCGAGGATGGTCGTCACCCGCGCGGAGGCGAGCTCCTGCGAAGGGGTGAAGGAGCCGAGGAATGAGTTCGCGAGGATGAAGAGGTCATCTGCGCAGGTGATCGTCACGGTCGGGATCTGTTTAGGGCCGACGTAGTCATAGGAGAAGTCGAGGACTCTTCCGCGGAAGATGACCGTCGAGTTCCTGCTCACGCGGATCTGTCGCAGCGGTGAGAGTCCGGGCGTGTTGTCGATCTCGTTGTAGTAGACGCTGGAGGTGTTGTATGGGTCGAACGCGCGTGTTAGGTCTTGCGCGACGATGGTCATCCGCCCGGGCGCGATGGAGTCGAGGACTTGTTTCTTCCCTCTGAAGAAGCTGACGCTCTGGACGGTGATTTCGGCGAACTGATCGACGCCGTCGAGAACATAGGTCGTACCGTCGAGGATGCCTTGCTGGACGTCGTCGAGGCGGAAGCCGTCGCCGAAGCCGACGTCGAGCTCTACGGTGAGCGTCCCTCCGGTGACGATGTTCGCGGGCATGGCTTACGCCGCGATCTGTACGTCGACCGGGCCGCTTACGAGGTTGTAGGTCTGGAGTGCTTCGACGATGAGGTTTGGGAGGTTCGCGTCGGCGGTCACGGTGTTTACGGTGATGTTCACGGATGCGCCTCCGGTAAGGCCGTCGAGGAGTGCTTCGTTACCCATCGCCGCGCCGAAGCCGCCGCCTCCGCCCGCGCCGAAGACCTCGGTCGACGGGAGGATAGTGATCTGCCCCGTTGTGTCGATCGCCGGAACGCCCGCCTTCTTACCGCCTCCGCCGCCGTCTCCGCTGGGTGTAGTTCCGAGTCCGAGGTCGATGCCTCCGAGTGAGATCCCGGCAGGGTTGAGTCCTGCCATGCGCGCGGCTTCCGCCGTGTCGGAGCTACCGTCGCTCGGCTTGCTCGGAGAAGGAGCGCTCCCGAGACTCGGCATAGTAAAGGACACTTTTCCGAGCGGGTCGATGTCGATCCCCGGGAGAAGATTCAGCGCCTTGATTAGGAGATTTATCCCGTCGATGACGCCGTTTACCATCCCTTCGATGACGTCGAGCACGAAGCCTGCGACCTTTAGGAGGAACTTCCCGAGATCTGCGAAAGCGCCCATGAGCGTAAAGATCACGTCTAAGACCGGGCCGATCGCCTTAGCCACGATGTCGAAAGCCTTGCCGAGAACGGTGACGAGTACCGGGGCGACTTTCTCGACGATGAAAGAGGCGAGCGTTCGGAAGAAGTCGGTGACTTTTGCGATTTTGTCGCGGTTCTCTTCGATCTTCTCGGAGACGACCTCAAAGATCTTCGCGAGCCCGTCGAAGACTTTTATCGCGACGTCACGGATCACCGGGACGAGTTTCTCGCCGATGAACTCGGCGACGGTCTGGATGAATGGGATGAGCTTGTCGCGCATTACCGGGACGACTTTCTCGCCGATGAAGTCCGCGATCTTCTGGAAGATGTCCGCGAGCGCCGGGCCGTAGCGCTCGATTACTCGCTGGAACGCGGGGACGACGTCCTTCACGATGAACTCGGCGATCTTCGAGAGCACCGGAAGAACGTAGTAGCCGATCTGCTCTACGAGCTCGCTCATGAAGACCTTGAGGCGGTCGATGCGTCCGGCGAAGGTGTCCGCGTTCGCGGCTGCTGCTCCTCCGAAGTTGGCGGAGAGCTGCGAGAGGATCTCATCCATACCCGCGCCGTCTTCGATCATGGTCTTCATCTCCGGGGAGAGGTTCTTGAGTGCTTTCGTGTTGCCTTCGTACCCTTTTGCGAGAGCGTCGGCTACCTGCGTGGCATCCATCTGAAGCGCGGTCGAGATGTCGAGAACGAGCCCCATCTGCTTAGTGCTCTCCTCGATGTCGCGAGTCCCTCGGGTGAGTGCCTCGAACGCCGGACGGAGCTTGTCGTCGGCTACGCCCGTCGCGAGGCTCATCGCGGCGATCTGGTCGTCTACCGCTTTTATCTGGTCATGCGTAGCCCCGGTGACGTTCCGGAGCGTCGTCTCGAGCTGCGCGAAGGACTGCTGATCGTCGGCTGCGGCTTTGGCTGCGAAGCCGATTCCGGCGGCGACCGCGCCCATTCCGGCGGCTGCTACCGCTCCGAACTTCGTAATCGACCCGCCGAACTTCCCGAGCATCCCTTCGGCGGAGTCGATCTCCTTCTTGAGCGGTGCGGCGTTGCCCGAGATCGTTACGGAGATGAGAGCCATTACTTCGTCCTCTTGTCGTCTAGGTCATACTTCGCGATGAGGTCGCCGACGAGTTTCTCGTAGCGTTCCTGAATCTCGCCGCGGCGCTGGTCGATCGCGTCATAGAAGAAGGGCTGAGGCTTTATCTTGCGGGCAGGCCATCCGAAGTGGATCGGCCCGGCATAAGGGACGGTCTTCCCGCTTCCGGCTTTGACCTTCGCGGAGGTCTTCGTAGCGGCTTCTCGGATGGAGGCGGCGAGTGCCCCGGAGAGCACCGGGACGAAGCGCTTCGCGTCCCCGGCGACCGCCGACGCGATCGCCTTATTGACCGGGAGGAACTCCTGCGCGCGGTAATCAACGTCGGAAGAGAGCTTTCGGAGCTGCGAACGGACGGAGGAGAGCCCTTCGACCTTTACGCCGCCTTCGCGGTCGGTGCGGAAGCCGAACGTCCCGGTGTTAGCCATGTCGTCTTCGTCTCCGTTCGGCTTGTTTCTTCGCTCCATCGTAGAGCGCCCGGAGCACGTCCGGAGGCGTCCGCATGAGCGAGAGCGGGTCGCAGCCGACGACGAGCGCGAGCTGCGCGATCTCGGCGGCGACTCCGCCGCCGGGGATCAGTTTCCCGGGCCGTCCTCATGCCCGACGGCGGCGATGTCCTTGATCCATTCGTCGAACACTTTCACGGCGCGCCCGGAGTTCTTCTCGGCGAGCCATGCGAGGTAGTAGAGCGATTCCATCTTTGGCTTCCCGTTCGGGTCGAAGGCTGCGGAGATCGACGTCTTAGCCCATCGCTCGAACGCGATCTGAGAATCGGCGAAGACCGGGAAGGTCTCGCTCGTTCCGTCCTTCCGCTTGACGGTTACGGAGATGTCGAGCACTAGGCGACGGCCTGCGCGATCGCGCCGCCGGAGTAGGTGGCGGTCACTTGTACGAGCTCCCCGACGTTCACGACGATCGGAGCCGCGGCCAAAAAGGCGTTCGAGTGCGTATAGCGGGGCGAGCTCGCTCCCGGTGCTGCTGCGAGAGGCTCGAAGACGATCGTCACGGAGGAGCCGACGTCGCCGAAGATGCTCTGGACTGCTTCTCCGGTGGCGAAGCTTCCCATCACCGTAAAAGTCGTCTCGGAGCTCTCGAGGCCTGCGACGAAGCGGCGCGAGGTGTCGACGAGGCTGGTGCTCTCGAGCGCGTCGACGGTCTTCGTCATCGAGATCGAGACGAGTTGGTCGGCGAGATCCACCGCGTCGACGGTGAAGACGGTCGCCTTGCCGAGTGAGGTGACGGTAGCCATGTTTAGATCCTAGTCCTTCTCTGAGTCGGAGGCGTCCTTGCGGGCTCCTCGATGTTTCTTCGGTTCATCATACTCGGAGAGGACGATGAGGTTCTTTGCGAGCGCTTTCTCGACGTTCACGCCGAGCTTCTCGAGGCCTTCTCCTGAGATCAGGTCGCCTTCTGCGGTTCCTGCGAGGCGGCGAGACGTTACTCGGTATCTCATGCCGCTCATACTAGCCCCAGAGGCTTACCTGAAAGCGGTAAGCGAGCATCTCGACGCCCGAGACGGTGATCGAGACGGGTTCGGCGCGCGACACTCGGACGCTCGTTACGGAGCCGCCGAGAGTCTGATCGCTCTCGATCTTCGTCTTCACGGACGAAGTCCCGGTGGACTGTAGGAGGTTGTCGAGGTAGTCCTGCGCGGAGCGTTCGCTCATGCGTCCGGCGATCACCATGACGTCGCACGTCGCCGAGTCCGCACCTCTCTGGAAGACGAGGTCGAAGTCGAGCGAGAGCTGACCGATGACCGCGGCGGGCGGGACGATGTTGTCCGGAATCGTGTCGTAGACGCGGAGCCCGGTGATGTCTAAGGCTAGTTTGAGCTTGTCTCGTACCGTCGAGGGGATCATCCGAGGACTTCTTTACGATACGCGCGCACGATAGCGCCGATGTCGCGTCCGAGCGGGCTCATGCGGATCGCGCCGAGCTCCGAGAGGCCGAGCACTCCGCCGACGCTCGAGGCGCGCTTGACGTAGTCCGCGGAGAGGATGAGGCAGGCCTCGACGACGTCGTCCGGGGGAGTGCCGTTATACCATCCGAATTTAGCGGTGACTTGTACCTGCGGGCGGCGTGAGATCGGAAGCGGGAACGTCTCCGAGCCGACCATCGTTACGCGCGTGTATGGTCGCGCCTGCTGCGGTGCGGTGACCGGGTCGAGAATGTAGTCCGTGTTCAGGGTGAGGACGTCCGTATAGTTCCCGTTCCCGTCGGCGTCGAGGGCGACGACTAGCCCGGATGTCGAGCCGATGTCGTCCACCGGGAGAGTCCAGAAGTCGGTCGTCCGGTAAAGGCGCGCGGTCGCGTTCGTATCCATCCAGAAGCGGCGGTTAGCGATCCGGTCGATCGTGCGGGAGGAGGCTTCAATCGCTTTCTCAATCGTCGTCGTCTCTTCCGCCGTGATCGTGCTCATGTTGGCATAAGCCTGGAACTGCGCGAGAGTCGCATAGCCGTTTGTAATAGCCATGAGTTACTTCTTCCTCTTCCGCTTCTTAGGAGTGGAATCGCCCCGGCTCGGAAGCGGATCGCCTGCGGCTCGACTCAAGGAGGCGAGAGGAGCCTGCTCGACGCCGAGCCGGGACGACGCTTTAGTGATCGTGCGTCCTGCCCTAAAGCCTGCGGAGACTCGGATCATGGAGTCGTTACCTGATCCGAGCCTTCCGCAGGCCTACGAGTTAGAACGTCGGAGTGACGAGGCCCGTTCCGCCGATGAGGGCGAAAGCGTTCGGGTAGCGGTTCGCCGTGTAGGCGGAGTACCCGTAGACGACCATCTTCACTTCGAGCTCTGCGCTCTTGACGTCCTCGAAGCGGAGCATGAACGGCGAGCCGTTCGCAGCTTCCCAGAGGTGCGACTCTTGCGTATTGCCGATGATGATGACGTCCTCGTTCGCGCCCGCGCCGTTCGTCGTGGTGACGTTCGCGTCGGTGATGACCGGGAGTCCGGCGATCGAGTAGCCCGAGTTTCCGTAGACGACGGAGCCGTTACCGACGCCGATCGCGTTCTGCGGGCCGTTGGCCTGCGGAAGTGCGAGCGGTCGGCCTGCGGTGTCGGTTGCCGCGAGGATGTACGCGAGACGGCGGGGGTGCATGAGGATGAAGTTCGGGCCGCCGAAGTAGTTCGTCTGGATGCGCTGAACTCCGTCGAGGATCTTCGGATAGAGCTCTGCGACCGTCGGCGAAGCGTCGGTGTAGGTGATGACCTGCGTGATCGTGTTGGTGAGCGAGGTCGCCGACGTGGTCACGTTCAGGGCGTCGAGCTGCGTGTGGTACGCGCTGACGAGGTCTGCCATGACGAGGGCGTCGATGCCCGTCCCGCGCTCGAGCGCTTGACGGCTGACGTTCTGCTGACCTGCGACGGTCACGACGGAGACGTCGAGCTTCGTGTCGTCGATGTTCGTCTCCTGAACGGCTGAGCCTTCGGTCTGAACTGCGACGGCGCTTCCGGTCGTGACCTTCGAGATCGAGAGGGTCAGGCCTTGAGCGGGCAGGGCGTGGCGGCGGCTGGCATCCATGAAGGGACGCCCGGCGCGCGCGAACGGAGCCGCGAGGTCGGTGAGGAACTGCGGGACGACGAGTCCGGCGAAGTTCGCCGAGCTGACGTCGCGCTTCTCGATGCGCTCTTCTTGCTGGTGACGTGCGATGCGTTCGCGAGCGTCGAAGTCGCCGAGCACCTGAGCTGCGAAGGCGTCGCGCACGAAGGAGAAGTCGCCTTCGGGGCGGTAGGTGCGGGCTTCGCGGGTGACGCGAGCCGGGGCGGCGTCACGGGTCTCGACCTTCGAGCCGTCCACCTTACGGGCGAGTTCGGCTGCTGCGGCCTTGCGGGTCTCGATGTCGGTGACTTGCGCGATGCGCTCGTCGAGCTTCTCGATCTCCTTCGCGAGTGCGGCGACGTTCGCCGTCTCGACTTCCGAGATGTCGCGGTTCTCTTCCGCTGCGCGGTTCAGAGTGGCGTCGATGAGGTCGGCCTTCTGCGAGCGCTGCTCGTGGAGGCGGGTGAGGAATGGGTTCACGGTGTTGTCCTTGTTGAGTCGTGCTGATGTTGCTCACCGGGTGCTCGTCGCTCCGCGTGGCGGGTGCGGCTTTCGCCGGGTGCGCTCTTCGCGGGCCGAGGGTGCGGCCTGCTAGGGATGCTAGCGGGTCTCGGGCGATTCTGGCAAGGCTCGCGAGGAGGCGATGGTCGAGCGCGCGAACGTCTGCCCGGCGTCTCCGCCCCATAGCGCCCATGCGATACGCCCGGCGGACGGGTAGCCGGGTTCTCCGGGGCGGAAGCCTTGCGCGCGTTTGTCGATCGCGTGACGAGCGAAGTAGGAAGCCATGCGGACGACGGTAGTCCTCGAAAGTCGGCGGCGGTTCACGATGTCGCGCGCCCGGGCGACTCCGACGGCGGTTCCTCCGCGTCCGAACGCTTGACGCCATTCGAGGCCGCGGCGGGCTTCGGCGACCATTCCGTCTGTCGGGGCGTAGCCCTCTTGGCGCTTTAGCGTGTCGCTAAACGATCCTTCCCGGTGAGAAGAGTCCTCGGGCTCTCCGTTCGCGGTAGCCGGGAAGGTCATTCTCTCGGCTTCTGCGATGTTTAGGGCGGCGAGCTGCGCGAGCGCTTCGCGTCTCGTGCGGTGGCAGCCTTCGACTTCTCCGGTCTCATCCTTGACGACGGCGTAGCCCGATGAGCACTCGGCGTTAGCCGTCTCGATGTGCCACGGCATAGGGCTAGTCGAGATCTGGCGTGAGGACGGTGATCATGTTCGTACCGGAGGCGACTATTCCGTAGAGCGTCTCCTTTGACGGCACGAAGATCCGGAGGCTCTCGTTGTTGGCGAGATGGTAGCCGTTAGTCGTAGTGACCGAGCCGTTCCCGAGGTAGATCTTCGCGCCTCCGCCGTTATGGATGTAGGCCTCGCGCTGACGGTCATCCGCCGGGACGATGAGGGTCGCGGTCGTCTCGACGGTGACGGCCTTTGAGATCACTTGCGAACCTTCGCGACGATCTTCTCGATGGAGGCGAGGTTCGGCTTCTCGATCTCTTGACGGACGGCGACGATGTTCGCTGCGTCACCGTAAGCGCCGAACGTGACGAGAGAGACTTCGGCGAGATGCGCCTTGATCCGGTTCACTACGCCGCCGCGCTTCTCGTCTTTGAGCGGTGAGAAGCCGACGGAGAGGTTCGAGAGTACGCCGTCCCGGATAAGTTCGAGAGCCTCGTCCCCGGCTTCGGTCTTGGAGATTCTGAACTCGCCGTAGAGTCCGCCGTCTCGTTCCTCGAGCATGATCGCGCGCCCGATCGGCGCGTCGGTCTTGTGCTGAAACAGAAGCTTTACCCTGTTGGCTGCGCGGGTGACGTCACGAAAGACGCCTTTACGGAACACTTCTACTAGGTTCGGGCTGATGCGCTGCTCGACGTCGTAGGGGACGGCGATTCCGACGATCGTTCGACCGTCACCTTCCGCGCGAATCTCGAGGCTCGCGTCGTAATGCCTACGCTCCATCGGGGGAGTCCTCCGTCATGTTCGGGTCTTCGTTCTCTTCGGGATCTGATGCTACTTCCGCGATGACCGGGTCCTCCGAGATGGTCTCGTCGAGCGGTTCACGATTCTCGAGTTCGCGTACTTCGTCGATGGTGAGGAA